TTACAGTAATATTATCGGTGTCTACCGTAGTAGTAGTTCCTGTTACATTTAGATTAGGTGTTACAAGAGTACCAGAACTTGGATTATAAGTTAATGCACTGGTATCATCTAATAAAGCATTAGACTCATCATGAAATATAACAGGAAAATTTGTATTAGCAGTACTATCTGTTACAGTTATTTTTCCAGAAGTTAATCCTGAAGCTGTTCCTGTTGCATTAGTCATTACACCACTAGCAGGAGTTCCTAATGCTGGAGTTGTTAATATAGGAGCTGTTAAAGTTTTATTAGTAAGTGTTTGACTTAATGCTAATTGTACAATATTACTATTAGTAATAGATGTAATTTTTGTAGCATTACCTACAGTTAGGTTTGCAGCAGTACCAGTTACATTTGTCATAACACCACTTGCTGGTGTTCCTAATGCTGGTGCTGTTAAAGTTTTGTTAGTAAGTGTTTGTGTACCCGTAAGAGTAGTTACAGTAGAGTCAATAGCAATATTATTTGCATTTGCAGTAATTCCTGTACTACCAACAACATTTAAAGTAACATCTCCAGAACTACCACCTCCTGATAATCCTGTTCCAGCAACAATAGAGTCTACATCACCACTACCAAAAAATACTGTTCCAGTACCACTACTAGAAACTGTTTTTACTTCTTGTTTTTTTCCTTGTTCTGATAGTTTTGTTTCATATACAATACCATTTCTTTTTTCTTGTTTTATTAATACACCATCTTCAAGAAATGATACAGTTTCACCTTCTCTAATATTTGCTTTAGATGGTCTTACTCGAAAGAATGAGTCAATATTATTGACATTATGGTCGCCAGATTTTGGCATTATAAATTATCAGGTCGTTTATTTGTTAATCTAAAATCTATATTTATATCATTAATAGTTATAGCTTCGTCATCAGCATCTACTAATTCTAAAGCTATAGATTCGCAATTAAGTCCTCCTGTTGCACTACCTATACCAAATGATAAAATTTTATAATTAGAGCTTGCAATAGATTCTGCAGCTTGAGCACCACTTGAATTAAAAGCAACAGTAGTATCTGGAGAAGCTCCATCTTTTCCAAATCTTAAAGTTAAAGTATTTCCAGAACCATCATCTTTAGCTGTTATATATACCTTTTTAATTCTTTTTACTAAACCAGGATTACCAAAATCCATATCTTTTGTTTGTAATTTTATAGCTAAGTTATCTCCTGTAGTAGAAGAATTACTATCTCCACTTAATAGTTTAAGTGTTTTTGCATGACTATTACCGTATTCTAAATAATATAATCCATCAAATGATTCTAGAAAATTTGATATTCCTGCACTACCTATAGGTTTTGTAATTGACCATGAATTAGTTTGAAAATCAAATACAAATACATCTGTATCAGCAGCAGTATCTTGCACTACACATAACTGTTTATATTTATTATTATATCCTATTGCAGGATTTTTACCAGTTTGATTAGTTCTCCATGTTGCATCATCTAATTTAATAGTTAATTCTTTAGGCATAGATTGTCCATCAAATATGTATACACCATCGTCATTTACCCAAGCTATACCATAAGGTGTTTTAGATATAGACTCTTGTTGTCTACATCCCATACCATCATACTCTGCTTCTAAATACCAACCAGCATCTGAAGTAGATGATACATTAATAACATATAATTTTTTTTGTTTAAAAGCTAATAGTCTATTACCTAAACTATGTAATGCAGTAAAAGAATCACCATCACTAATACCAATATCTAAATAAAAACTATCTGGAAATGTTGCAAATCTGTTTACTGGTGTATAATAAATTCTATCATCAAATACTTTTCCATTTTTCTTTACATTAGCAATCCAAGCTCTTCTTGCACATACAGCTGCTGCTTTAAATCCACCAGCCGTTGCGTCTGTAGTACCTGTAGATAAAACAATACTTTCTTCTTCTTGAGTATATCCGTTTATACTTTCAAATGTATCTAACGAAGGATTAACTATATCTAAGTTTTTAACTTCCATATAATTTGTATCTGCAACTGCAAACTCTTCATAATCTTCAAATAAATTACTTCTTACACCTCTTCTATAATCTACATCTAAAAACATAATCCATCTACCGTTTCCACCTTTTTTTCTAGTGTATATTCTAACACCTTTTTCATTTTTTCTTGTGTTAAATCCAGTATCTTTTAATCTAAATCCTACTCTTGTAAAGTAAGAACCATCAGTAATATTAAATACTGGAGATTGTGGTGCTTGTGGTAAAGTTTCATTGTCTTGTAAGTCAATAACTGTATGGCAAAATTCATAACTACCTGACTCCCATCCACCACCAGTAACTGTAGTACTTGTAGAAGTTTGTGTAAACACGGGAGATAAAGCTGCGTGCTCAAGTGCTCCTGTTCCATATACATCTCTTTGAACAATTAGCTGAACTATATCTTTAGTTCCGTCACTACTAATGTAATTAACACCTTTAATTTCCATAGCTTCTGAATTTATATGAATAATTTGCCCGTTAGTAAAATCTGAATCTCCATCATTTTCATCTGGTAAATTTAATAATGTATCGTCATCTAAATTTGTATTAGTAGCACTAGTTAAAAATATTGATTTATCTGTTATACCAATATCTGTATTAGGACTAGGTGCTGTTTCTCCAGGATTAGAAGTAGTAGTAATTGCTGAGCCTGCATTTGTAGTAACAGCAGTTAAGTCAGATGAAGTTACACTTGGGTTAGTACTAAGTAAAACTCTAAATTCTCCTGCTGCACTTGGGTCAGAACTACCAAAGTTACCAGTACTTGTTTCTGATATATCTTCAAACATATTATCAGTTGCAACTACTCGTAATTTATCATTATTCCATCCAGTAATACTTTGAGCAAATCTATCTTCAGAAACATATTGTAATTTTCTAGGTTCATAGTCACTATCACCATCTACTATTTTTTTATCAGATATATATAATACACCATCTACATAATAATATACAGGCTCTACTTCTCCTGTAACTTGCATATCTATTTCTGCATTAGTTGCTTCTTGTGTAAATACTCCTGTAGAATCAAAATTTCTTCTAAAAAATTGTATAGTAGTATTTCCAGAATCTTTATTAATTGGATAAGCTATTATTTGAGTAGGTTGTGTTGGAGTTCCGTCTGTATTTATATTAAACTGAGAGTTAAACATAAATGCACCATTACCATTAGCTATATGTTTCATAGTAGTAGAACCACTAACTTTATCAGTAGATACTGTAGCTGCTGTAATTAATCCAGGATTAGATATTACAACATTCTCAACTAATTGAGATTCATTTGGTGCAATATCTCTTGGTGAAGACTTAGTATTCAGCCCTCCACTAAAGTCATTGAGCTGTAATGATTGTCTTGGCATTATGCAGACCTTTTAACTTTTTCAAAGCTACGCATTCCTCCAAGACCTAAAAGACCCATTAAAACAGTCATTAAGGTGCTCATATCAAATTCAGGTAATACAATATTGTATCCAGCTGCAGATAATCCAAATGCCATCATAGGCTGTAATACAAAATGATACCCTAATGCAAATGAACAAATCCATCCCACACTAGGTCTCCAGCCACTCTTAAAGAAACTAGTAGAACCAGCTTCTATTTTATTAACTTCTATCTGTGCTTTGTTAATTTCCATAATTAACTGAGCTTTTTCTTCTTTATCTAAAGTAAACTTGTCTACATGACCAGCTACTTTATCAATTATATTGCCTATCATATTTAACTTAGGCATATTCCACATCCACAATCACAATACATATTATCTCCTTTATCTACACTTCCATCTTCTTCGTGCTTGTCTAATCCTTGAATTAGGATTATTTCTAGTCTTTGCAGAACTTCTTTTTAATTGTCCTGCAGACCTTGCACAATAAGATTTTCTTCTTTTAGCTGCCTTGCTACCTTTTTTAACTTTACCAGTAACAGCAGTTTTTAATTTACTACCTGGATTTGCTTTTCTATAAGCTCTAACTCCTTTAGCAGTCATTCCTGCACCAGACTTAGTTTTTCTATAATTAGCGTTCTTACCTTTAGTAGTTTTACGTATGGCTTTTTTTCTTTTTCTTGCCATTATTATTTTTTTACAATTTTTTTAGTTTTACCGTTTTCAGTTCGTGCAAATATATATTTTTTAGTTTCTCTTATAAAAGTACCATAGTATCTTTTACCTCCCCACTTCCAACTTACTCTTTTAGCCATTAGTATATCAACCAGTTAAGTCCAACTTTAGATTCATAAGATTGAACATCATACATTGACAAAAATCTACCTTCTAAAAACACTCCAAACTTTTTAGTTAACTTCCAACCATAAACTAAACCTAAATCATAGTCCATACCATTGTCTACTACATCATAGTTAAATGAATAGTCAGACATACCTTTAGTTACTGGGTAAGCTGTAACCCACATATGCAACCAGTTTTTAGGTGTGTACTTGTAATAGTCTGCACCTACTGATAAACTTAATTCGTTTTGATACCCTAAGTCTTTTGCATATTCTTCATTATATTGTTTAACAAGCTCTCCA